CTGTTGTCAAGCATTGTTGATGAAGCGCGGCACGATCTTGCTCTGAATTACAGTGCTGAAGTCTCTGGTATTTCTGCAGACTATGAAGCAGAAGCTCACCGCATTGTTAAAGCGTGGATTGAGCGTCCAGAGCATCCTGTCCTAAAAGCTCTTGTTCTTGAACGATCCATTTTCTTCGTTATCCTGCCACTGTTTAGGTTTCTTGGTGGGCCTGGTCTCCGTACTACTTCCGCTGACATTAGTCGTGACGAGACCATCCACGTTGCAGCAAACAGCGCCGTCTGTAAAGATCTTGGTTTGCGAGTCACTCCTGAACTCGACAAAATGCGTAAAGCCACGATTTCTTGGATGACCCAAGGATTGATCAATAAATCAGATGAAAAATGGTACGACCGTAATTTCTGGATGGATCAATCTGATTCTCTTCTTTACACTGGTAAAGCAGAAGGACTGATTGAAACCAAGAGAGCTCGTATGCCTGCTTTCTTTGAGATGTCAAATTCTGATCTTCCTAGCTACGCGTAAACATTATGGCTTTTGAATGGGATCCTGCTAAAGAATCTGCGCTTTATGAGTCGTGGTGGCAAAATACTCTTTTGCCAACAGTAAATGCAGATATACAAGAATGGCAAAAAAAGAGATTTGTAAATACAGCACTTATTTATCAAGAACTTAACAATACTTACAAAAACAAAATTCTTAATCAACAAACTGTAAGTGCAGCATCTGGATATGATAAATATCAGGTTCAATGGAATAGTTATTTAAACAATTATCTTCAAACTCAAGTTCAACAATCACAACAACAAGCAGAAGCTGAAAGAGCTGCTCAACAAGCTCAAATAGTTAAAGCTGAACAAGATTACGCAGCAGCCGCTAAACAAGCAGAAGAATCACAAATACAAGCTAAAAGAATTTCAGCTGCTGCTGATTATCAAGGACAACAACTTACACAACAAGCACGACAAGCTAGCGCCTTAGCTATGCAATCTCAAGTACAACCAGTACAACCAAAGAAGAAAACACAAATTGGTCAGCCTGGTGTTTCTCGTACTCGTGTTAGCTCTGGAATTGGTATTGGCGGTTATGGCGGAACAGGTGCTGGTAACGTCAACCCAACAGGTTTAAATATATGAAACCATTTATTGATCCAGATATTATTAAATATCTTGAAGAAGTGTATCCAGATAAGTGCCCTGACCTTAGTATGGAAGAGAAACTTATTTGGTTTACTGCTGGTCAAGTGTCAGTTGTAAGACATTTAAAAGACCAGTTTAATCTTCAAGAGGAAACTAAGTATGGCTAGTGGAGGAGATATTCTTGGTGCAATTGTTGGCATAGCTGGTGCTATTGGAGGAGCTGTTACAGGGGCTCAACAAGCTAAAGCTATGCGGGCCCAAGCTCAAGCAGCACAAGCAGCAGCAGAGCAGACACGACAACAAACACTTCAACAAGGAGCTGCACTTAAAGCTCAAGGAGAACAGCAAGCAGCAGCGTATGCTTCTCAACTAGAGCAGGCTCGTCAACAAACATCTGCTCTTCAGTTTCAAGCTGAAACAGCTAAGAAAACAGCTGAATCTCAACTTGCTGGTCAACGTCAAGCTTCTGCTCTCAGCCTGCAACAGCAACGTCTAGCTTCTCAACTGCAAACCCAACAGAGTGCAGCAGCCCCTGTAACCAGTAGAGTACGACAACGTGTTGGAACACCCGCTGGACTACGCACTAATCTAGAACTACAGTCTCCTTTTGCTGGTAGTGAGCTTTCAATGGGTGGTTCCGCTTCTCCTCTTGGTGGTTTGAATGTCTAATGCACAAGCTCGTTACTCTGCTTTAGAACCAGAGAAGTCCATCTACATGGATCGGGCTATTGAGTGTAGTAAGTACACTTTGCCTACTCTGATTACAGAGAACGACCGCAGCACAGGTAAAAATCTATACACCAAAATTCCTACTACTTACCAAGGGTTGGGAGCACGTGGTGTAAATAATTTGGCTAGCAAATTGCTTATTGCTTTGCTACCTCCTAATCAAGCCTTCTTTCGGTTGTCTGTTGACGACATGAAGCTCAAGCGGGAATTAGATAATTACAAAGAACTTCAATCTGAATTTGATCAGCAACTCTCCCTAATGGAACGCGCAGTGATGCGTGACATTGAAGAGTCTGGAGATCGCACTGCGTTATTTGAAGCCCTTAAGCACCTGATCATTGGTGGTAACGCTTTGCTTTACGTGTCTGAAAAAGGCACTAGGGTTTATCCGCTTAAATCGTTTGTACTGAACCGTGACCCAGAAGGGAACATTCTTGAAGTTGTCGTTAGGGAAGAAGTCAATCCTGACGTGCTTCCTGATGGCGCTGCTCCTAAGAATAGTAATGGTGGCTACGTAGACAAAACAGTTTTCCTGTACACCCACGTAACTTGGGATTACAAAGGAGATCGTTGCAACTGGTATCAAGAGGTTTACAACAAGCCTCTTGGTAAAAAGGGTTCTGTTCCTATTGATAAGTGCCCTTGGATTCCCCTTCGCATGTTCCGTGTGGCTCATGAAGCCTACGGTCGTGGTTATTGCGAAGAGCTACTTGGAGACCTTAAGAGCCTTGAGTACCTGTCTAAAGCCATTGTTGAGGGTTCAGCAGCTGCTGCCAAGATTATCTTCCTCTGCAAGCCAAACGGCACAACACGTCCTGATGTACTTGCTAGGGCTGCCAATGGATCCATCGTTGCTGGTGATGTCAACGACGTAGCTGCTTTGCAGATGCAGAAGCAAGCTGATCTAACCGTTGCTCTCAACACCATTGCTCGTATTGAACAGCGTCTTAGTTTTGCGTTTCTTCTTAACAGCGCTATTCAAGCTGGTACTCAGGGTCGGGACCGAGTTACAGCCGAAGAAATCAGAATGGTTGCACAGGAGCTGGAATCAGGATTGGGTGGAGTCTATTCAATTCTTAGTATTGAATTGCAACTACCCCTTGTTAACCGCAAGATGGCCCTTATGGAGCGTCAAGGGCGTCTTCCTAAGCTTCCTAAGAACGTAGTCAAACCACAGATCACCACTGGTATTGACGCTCTTGGTCGCGGCAACGATAAGGTAAAACTGCTGCAGTTCCTTGAGACTCTTGCTAAGACTGTTGGTCCTGAAGCAATGAGCAAGTACGTCAACACTAGGGAGTTGATCACACGTCTTGCAGCCTCGGATGGTCTTGATACCTACAAACTCATCAAATCTGATGAGGATCTCATGGGTGAAGAGCAACAGCAAGCTATGATGATGCAGCAACAAATGGCCGCACAGGATCCTAATAACGATCCTGCTAAACAGGCCGCATTAGTCAAAGCTCAAAATGACACAGTCCGCACAGCCCAAGAAGCCTCTGGAGCAGGAGCCCCAGGTGGAGCAGGAGAAGCCTTCTAAGAAGGTTGAACCCCGCAGCAAGATGGATGAACTGATTGAGCAGCTGAAGGCTGAAAAGCCTGCTGTCTACGATCAGTATGTTGCTGCTGCTAAAGCCAAACGTCCTGTTTGGATTTATCCAGATATGACCGTCCGTATCGGTTGATATCATGGAAGTTATTGCAGATGGGGTAATTAGTAACCCTACAGGTCCATATAACGAACAGGATCTTCAAATTCTTGAAGGTGCTAATAAGGAACCACAAGAGGAACTTATTGCTGGTAAGTTTCGTTCAGCTGATGATCTTCTTCAGGCTTATCAAGAGCTTGAAAAGAAACTTGGTAACAGCGGTGGCTACAACAAAACTGAAGAAGCCACTGATGAAACTGAAGATCAAGCAGGTGGATTTGAACCGATTTCGCAAGAAGAGGAACAAACCATTGTTGACAGCATTGGTGGCGCTGATAACTTCTCAGCTGTCCAACAGTGGGCTAACGAGAATCTTAACCAAGATGAAATCGAAGCTTACAACCGTGAAGTAAATAGCGGTGATTATTATCGCGCTCGGAATGCCTTGCAATCCATGTACTTTGCGTATCAAGACCAAGCTGGCTTTGAGCCTGAACTGATGGGTGGTCGTTTGTCTGGTAACAGCAGCGATGTCTTCCGTTCTACTGCTGAAGTTATGGCAGCAATGAATGATTCAAGGTATTTGAATGATTCTGCTTATACCCAAGACGTTCAAGACAAACTTATCCGTAGTGACGTTTTAGGCCCTAGGGGTTAGTATTTCCTTAACGAACGTAAGTATTGTTGCCGCTGAGGCGATAACAACAGTGCGAAGCGAGCGTGCGTAAACTCTTCCAAACACAAAACGATGGCTGATCTTAATGCCTCGCTTTCGCGGTTAGGTGGTATTAACGGCGTTCAATACAACGCTGGTTCTGCCTCCGGCAACTACGAAGCTGAAAACTCTAACTTTCTTAAAATCTTTTCTGGTGAAGTTCTGACGACCTTCAACCGTGAAACGGTTTTCAAGGACCTGACCATGAAGCGCTCGATCTCTTCGGGCAAATCCGCTTCTTTCCCAATCACAGGCCGCTTCTCAAGCCGCTACCACCGTCCTGGTGACTTCATCACCGGCCAAGGTAACAAAGGCATGATTGGCGAAAAGATCATCACCATTGATGACCTGCTGATTGCTGATGCTTCCATCTATGACCTCGATGAAGCCAAACTTCATTGGGACGTTCGGAGCATCTATAGCACCGAATTGGGCCGTGCTTTGGCTCGTGCTTATGACCAACGTCTGGCACGTACCCTCCTTGCTGCTACCGAATCTGACGGTCGCATTAAGGATTGGAATTCCAAGCGTTTCCAAATTGCTGATGGTACTTACTCTTCTGTAAGCACCAACACAATTACGATGTCTGCTAACTTTGCAACTGCCGAGCTTACCTACTGGGCTATTGGCGAAGTTGTTTACGGTGAAAACTCTGGTAACTACGGCGTAATTACGACTGCTCCTACTAACGGTGCTGCTACTTTCGTCATCAACCCTATCGGTTCTATCGGTTCCGGTACTGGCGTTGGTTTCCAAGTTGGTGAGCGTCTGTTCGTTCTGAACGGAATGCCTGGTGGTACTTCTTTCACCGGCATTGACCTGAACGGTGCTGCTAGCCGCACTGCTCGTGGCAACCTGATTGTTGAGAATCTTTACAAGGCCTGCCAAGTGCTGGACGAGAAAGATGCTCCTAAGGAAGGTCGCGTTACCGTTCTGAGCCCTGGTGCTTACTACGACATCCTGCAAAGCGACCGCGCAATCAACACTGATTACAACGGCGCTGACGGTCGTAACGGTACGTTTGCTGGTAACAGCGTTATTAGCGTTGCTGGTTTCCGTCTGGTTACCTCTAACCACCTCGGTATCAACAGCTACACTGCTAACCAAACCTACGCAGGTTTGAGCAACCAGTCTGCTGTTACCCGTGGTGAGCGTCCTAACTACATCAACGGTAAAGACGGTTCTAACGGTTCTGCTGCTTCCGGTACTGTTGACTACTTCCAGGATGAGCAGGGTAACACCAGCTCCATCGCTAACTGCTTCGGTCTCTGCTTCACCAAAGAAGCTGTTGGTACCGTTGCTCTGAAGGACGTTTCAATGCAGATGACTGGTGCTGAGTACAAGGCCATGACTCAAGCCACCATGATGGTCGCCAGCTATGCTGTTGGCCACGGTGTGTTGCGTCCTGAGTGCTCTGTCAGCCTCCTGTCTGATGGCAACCCGTATTGATTAGCTAACTAGTCAAATACACATACAATGGGGGAAGCGAGAAGTTCGTTTCCCCTTTTTTGTGCCTAAATAATGAGTACCTCAAAACTAGACGCAGTTAATACGCTTCTTTCAATTATTGGGGAAGCACCCGTCAACAGCCTTACAGCTCCTTTGCCTGGAGATGCTTCACTTGCAGAACGTATACTGAACGAAATTAGTCGTGAAGTCCAAGGTGCAGGATGGTCTTGGAACACAATGCTTTATGACAGCATTCCTTTGGACACTGTTACAGGACAATCAAATCTACCTAGCAACACTTTGGCTGTTAGGTTTAACCCTTTGGCGTACCCAGATCAACGTTTTGTTCTTCGGGGTATTAGGCTTTTTGATCGCCTTAGGAACTCATACGACTTGAGGGCAACCGCTAGTGTTGCTGTTGTTGGAACCGCTACTAATTTGGTTGCAGAACTTGTTGAAGAGCTTGATTGGGATAGCATTCCAGAGACGGGTCGTCGGTACATTATGATTCGTGCTGGACGAGTCTTTGCTAATCGTGCTGTAACTAGTTCTAGTATTGAAGCTTACACAGCTGAAGACGAGAAGGAAGCTTTAAAGATCCTTAAGCGTACTGAAGATATGGCACAAAATTACAATTTTATTAGTGGCCCTGATGATATGTACAGCGGCCGTGTAATTACTAACTTTGGTCCTGATATTCTGAGCCGCTAATGTCAAAAGAACTTTTCAGCCAGATCATTGCACCACTAAATAAAGGAGTCAACCAACAGGCAGATAGCTTGATGCTGCCTGGTTTTGCCAAGACACTTGAGAACGGTGTTTGTGATCTTGTTGAGGGTCTTAAGAAGCGTCTAGGTTCTGTGCCTCTTAAGCGGATTGATACGCTTACTAAGAACGCTGGTGGTCTTACTTTGGTCAATCCGATCAAGTGGGATGAGGCTTGGTTGTTTGTTTACAACCGTAGTAGTGACGAACGCTTTATTCTGATTGCTGCTGACGACAGTAGGACCGTTAGTCGCACTGGAAACATCACTAGTGGTTCTGCTGTAATTCAAAGTGTCAGCAGCATGACTGACATTTTTGTTGGTGTTGATATTACTGGTACAGGTATTCCAAGTGGAACTGTTATTACTGATATTGATGTAGCTGGTTCTCGCATTACTCTTAGCAAGAACGCTACAGCTACAACAACAGGAGTTACTTTAACTGTTGAATCTAACTACACGTTTGTAACTGGTATTTCAAACATTGAACCCATTTCAGGAATACTTCCTGAGGTGGTTCCAGTTGAGCAAACGTTTAGCGGTATTACTTCTACCAACCTTGGATACCTTCGTGGTGCTGGTAGGGCTCGTGATCGCTTTAGGGCTACGTCGTTTCAAGATTATGTATTTGTAACAAATATTCAAAAAACAGTTATTTATGACGCAACTGAAACTTTAACTCGTTACAACATTAGTAACATCAGTGGAACCTATAGGCCCACTAAGGCTCAAGTACTTGTTAAAGCCGTTGACTACGATACTGAATATCAAATTGAAATTGTACTAGACAACAGCGTAACCATTACAGGTAAATATTTAACACCTTCTCTTACTACTAGTTCTGGTGCCGTAAATGTTGTCAGCTCAAATGATATTGCTGCAAGATTGGTTTCATTTTCAGAAACTGCTGTTGGTACTGTTTCAAACGGCAGTACAACAATAACAAGTATTAGTGCTGCTGATTTAGCAAAAATTTATGTAGGGGATATTATTACTGGTACTCATATTCCAGCTGGAACAACTGTTGTCAGTAAAGGTACAACAACTATTGTTATAAGCGCAGCAGCTACTGGTAGTGGTTCTCATACTTATACCTTTGGTCACGGTTTAGATGAAAAAGATACTACTAATCAATTAACTTTTACAATTCAAAATTCTCAAATTCTCATTGGTCTTACCAGTGGGTCTAGGTACATTAAAAGCATTGCTGCAACAGACGCTCGTGGTAACACCTTGATGTCTGGTTTTACCAATCAGGTAACCAGCATCACAGAGCTTCCTAGCACCTCCTGGGAGGGTCATACGGTCATCGTGGCTCCTACAGGGGCTTCTGATCAAAGCTCTTACTACCTCAAGTTCAACGCTGAAAACACGACCACTAACGGTGACTACGGTCGTGGTGTGTGGGAAGAGACAAGTGGTTGGGGCACTCCAGGAATGCTGGATAAAACCACAATGCCTCATTCGTTTATCTATTACAGAAACAGTAACGGCTTAACACGATTTACTTTCCAACCGTTTACTGGTGCTGCTTATACAGATGGTTCTGTTTCACTTGATCTTCCTGGTTGGACTACACGTCTAGCTGGTGATGAAGATGAACTACCAGGGCCTACGTTTGTTAATCACACAATTAACGATGTTGTGTTCTTTAAAAACCGTCTTGGTTTTGTAAGTGGTGAAAACGTAATCCTAAGCCAAGCTGCTGATTACTTTAATTTTTGGCAGCAATCCGCAGTTCAAGTTGTAGACAGCGATACCATTGACTTGACTGCCATTAGTAACGACGTTGCTACGTTGAACTATGCTTTGCAGCAGCAGGATGAATTGGTGCTGTTTTCTAGTGAAAACCAGTTCCGTCTCTACAGCGGTGACAACGTTACTTTTAGTCCTGATACAGCCTCTGTGGGCCGTATTAGTTCCATCAGCATGGAGCCCAACGTAAAGCCTCAACAGGTAGGTCCTCAAGTTATCTTTCCTGTTAAGGAGGGAGACTTTACTGGCTTCCAAACTTTTATTACTACTGACCGTACTGTTGGTATCAACCTTGGTCAAACAGCTGTAATTACAGAAACTATTCCTAGGTACATTCCTAAGAATATTGACTCTCTTGCTGTCAGTCGTAGTGACCAATTCTTGGTAGCCCTAAGTTCGGACAATCCCAACTCTCTTTATGTGTATCAATTTTTCTGGGAAGCTTCTGGTGGTTCTTTGACTAACCGTCAGAATGCTTGGCATGAATGGACCTTCCCTAATAAAAGCGTTTACTGGTGTGACTTTGTAGAAGGCACTTTGATGACGCTTACAAAATATGTAAACGGTGCTAACAACGAATACTACCTTGAGGGCCTTAATGTTTCTAGGCCGCCTCAAAATAACAATGAGTTGTTTTTGCTAGATCGTCAAATTTCTAGCAGTATTACTACTGATTTGGGTGCTACAACTTTTAGCTACAACGCTGGTACAAACAAAACTACTGTTACCCTTCCTTATAAAACTGTTAACCCGAGCCAGTTTGTAATTATTAAAGAAGACGCTGCAGATACCAATGAACTTAAAAAACGGTGGATTGTTAACAGTAATGTTGCAGCTGGCGTAACAAGTTTTATTTGTAATAGTCTTGGAGATTTTACAAATAGTGAATGGGTATTTGGAGAGCAATTTACGTTTACGTTCCAACCTCCTGTTTTAATGCCTCTTAGTAGAGCAGCTACTGAGAATACTTATGTTGGCAGTAGAACTGGTCGCCTTCAACTACGGTATGTTGATTTCTATTACAACGACAGTAGGTATTTTAAAGTTGAGGTTACACCTAAATTTAGGGATACAACTACGTATGAATTTGATCGGCGTGACCCTTTAAATGCAAACATTGTAATTAGTGAGGAGGAGGAATTTGAACAAGCAAAATTCCGTGCTCACATCTTTAGCAAGAACGATCAAGTTACAGTAGAACTAGTAAACGACAGTATCGACCAAGCCAAATTCATTGCTATGGAATGGACTGGTCTTTACTTTGATGTAGCCCGGAAGTACGGTTAATGGCACCTAAATCAAATCTTTTTGATCTTCCATCAGTCTTGTCTATTGCCAAGGCTGGTCTTGGTGTGGCCGCTCAGTACAGTGCTTATGCTTCAGAAAAGTACAACACACAAGCTTATAACGCAGCAGCTCAACAGAAGTATTGGGCTGAGTATGCACAAACTACACAGCAAAATTATAGGGATTATCAGTATCAACTTGACTCTTGGTATAGAGCTTCTGACTACGTAGAAAAACGCCGTATTTATGAATCTCAACTAGCAGAGCAACAAGCCATTTATAAAGGTCAAGTTGGCATTAACGCTACTCGTAACTTTGAAAAACAGATGGCTGACCTTGAAGGTCGCTATTACGAGGAAGAAGCAAAGGACATGATTGATCTTGATAATATTCGTATCAAGTCAATTGCTGATGGTTCTAGGCGTGTAGCTTCTGGTCAAGCAGGTCGTAGCGTTGTGAACGTGACTAACCAATACAACCAACAGTATCTGTCTAACCTCAGTAACCGTGAGATCACTCGCAATTTCCGAATAGCGGATAAGATCAGAACTGCTGAATCCCTTAACGTGGCTAGGGAGAACACTGTTAATCAGGTACAGTTCTACACGCCTCAACCCATTGCTGACCCTGTAAAGCCTTTAGCACCGCTTCCTATTGTCAGCTACGCTCCTACACCGGCTGTAGGTCCTAGCAGGCTTAATCTTGCTACAGGTATTGCTGACGTTGCTGCTGACGCCTACAAGACTTATAAATCTATGCAGCCACCAGCTCCTACGCCTATTACTCCTCCTGGAGGTGGGGGTTTAAGTCAAACAACTTTGGATACAATGAATCAATACAGTTGATTAAATATGACTAGTAGCTTTGGTATTACTCCGCAGCGTCAGATCCGTGATCTAGTTGCTGGTCCTGAAAGGCCTCAAGATCTTGCACGTCCTGCAGAACCAGCTGGTCTTCCTCAACAAGTTGGTGGACAGTTACAGTACAGCGCTAGCTACCAGCAAGACAACAGGCTTGCTACGGCTGTTAAAGGCATTGAAAATTTCCTGAGCAAAGAAGGTGCATTTACTACTGCTAGTCAGGTTCTTTTTGAAAACTACAAACTGCAAAAATACAACGAAGCAAAAGCTTTAGCCGCATCAGAAGCTAATGCTTACCGTGATTCAGTTGGTATTGCAGACGAAACTAAAGCTCTTAAGAAAAAAGGTGATAGTGAACTTGCTCGTCAAACTCAGCTGAGTAACCCTTGGGTTAACTTTTTCTATTACGACACTAAAGCTACTAACGCAGGTAAGGATATATCTGTACAGCTTGGTGCCTGGGGTAAGCAAAATGCTGAGAAGCTAGCTGAAATTGAAGATCCTGGTCAGCGGTCTGCAGCTATTGCAGCTAAAGCTCAGGAGTTAATGAAACCCTATGCTGACGTTCCTGCAGCGTTTCAAGCAGCCAAAATTGATCCTCTTGTTAGTTCTGTCAGTCTTGATCTAAAAAAGGTTATTCAAGAAAAGAGTTATGAACGCCGTGCGTTAACTGATCAAAACACAGCTGCTGAAAAGTTTCTTGGTCCCCTTCGTCTTGGATCTTCTTTTGTTAAAGGTACTTTTGGTTCTGAACAGGGAACTGTTTTTGCAGCAGATGCTATTCAAAATGGATATAACGACTCTCGTGCTTATTACGTAGATATCCGTGGTTATTCTGAAAAGGAATTTAATGCCCTTTTGTTTAAAGAAATTCCTAATCTATTTATTGATAAAAATGGAGACGGTTATAACGATATTGGTGAAACGTATAGCTATCTAAATTTTGCTAAAACTCTTGGTGAAATTAAAACAGCTGATGGTCAATCGTTGCTTAGCCTTCGCAACGCTAAAGGCCAAACAATGCGTGAGGCTCTTGAAGAGGGAGCTGTAAAAGCTGTTAAAGCTCAAGAGACTTTTGAAGGTAGCGTTGAGCGGGGCATTCAACGTGTTCAACGGGAATTCAAGCGTAATCAAGCAAACGCTTCAACTCAGTTTTATTCGCAGAATCCAAATCCAAATGATGATCAAATTGTTTCGCAACGTGAAGCAGCTAAAGCCAACGCAAGGCAGCTAGCAGCTCGTGGGTTGCTTCCTGATGGAATGTCAGTTGCAGATGCGTTTGATCAAATTGATAAGCTGTATCCATTTCAAAGCAAAGACATCGGTCCTGAGCAGCAGGCACGTCTTCAAATTGAGGTAGATGATCTTATTGCTCAAGGTGTTACTCAGATGCCTGCTGATCTTGCATCGCGTCTTGAGGGTACTCCTGCTTATGGTCGTGCCCTTGTAGCTTTTGCTAAATCCCAACGTGAAGCAGCAAACCCTGCCACACAAAAAACTACTGATGCAATTGTTAGAAACCTGCTTGGGGGCCTTAAGGGCAACTTCCAATCCAAAGACGAGCAACTTAAGGCTGCTGCAACTCAAGGCAAAGCTGGTGATGCCAAAGAGAAGTTCCTACAACCAGCTGTTGTACAAGCTTCTCAGCGTCTTAAAGCTGAAGGAACTATTTACATCAGGCGCAAGCTTAGTGAAGCAGCACAACGTGGTGAGAATATTAACGATCCTGCTGTGCAACTTAGGATCTCTCAAGATGCTCAGAATTATTTCTACCAGCGTCCTGAGTACAGCGACGTGGATTCCTATTACGACATTACTAACCTGCAATCAATTGGTAAAGTTAAAGGTGCTCCTGTTCTAGGATCTTCAAAGAAAGACGCTACTGGTCGTTGGCAGATCAGCATTCAAGATGCTGACAATCGTGCAAGTTTTGCAGCTATTGCTCGTCCTTATTTTGTTAACAATCCAGCTGCTGCTCGTAGTTATCTAAGTAATGAATTTGTTTTAAATGAAAAAGAATTAGGAGAAATTAACAGGGCATTGGCTACTGGAAGCATGAGTTCAGTAAGCGCCAGCACTCGTAGAAGTCTTGGTAATTTAGTTAATACTGCTTTTGGTAACAAGATTTCAACTGCTGAACTTGTTCAAAAACAAATGGGTAAATTTTTTGATGGAAATGTTCCACCTAGTTACCGTGAAAACGCTCTCAAACTTCAAGTAGCTACTAGAACTCCTGTAGCTGGAACAGGTGTTAAACCGCAAGATACACTTCTATACGTGTCTAAATGGACTCATAACCACTCTAAAGCTGGTAATTTAGCTGTTGATTTCTTTATTGAGCGCGGAAATCAAACTCAGTCAGCCAACCCATTACCCAGTCCTATAAGTGGTATTGTTCGTTTTGCTGGAAAAGCTAGTGGTTTTGGAAACACTGTGGTTATTGAGGCTCTTGAAAGTGGTCCTGGTTATCGACGTGGTGATCGCCTTTTGTTTGGTCATGCGGCTCGGCTAAATGTGCAAACAGGACAGCGTGTAAACCGTGGGCAACTTATTTTGGTAGCCGGAGATAAAAGCCGACCTAACAGCGTTCCTGGACGCTCTAGTACTGGTATAGGGGACGCTGGTCACCTTCATAGCCAACTGTTCCGTCCTGGCCAAGGTTTTCCAAGTACTCAATATCAATATGGTCAAGAAGTACAAAATAATTTTGTACGTAAAAATTTGTTTCCGTTGTTCCGGTCTGTAGACGACCCAAACAGGCGATAGCCATTTCTAGTTATATCCAGTAGTTTGGAGGAAGCGAATACTACTGCTTTTATAAATGCCTAACATCCCTACTCGTGACGGCGGTTTTGTCTTTATTGCTGATCAGGATCAGGCAAACCAACGGTACCAACAGGAGTGGGGACAGCAGACTCCTGCTAAACCTGCTGCAGCACCTAAATCCCAGGCTAAGCAAACACAGCAACCTAAGCAAGCTGCATCTCAAAGCGCGGCTGATCTTCAAGCTGAATTTAAGGGTCGTCCTAGGCAACCAGCTGTTGGTGACTACCTAACTGTTGGTGGCGTTAAAAGGCAATACGCAGGACCTGACTACGGATTTCAAACTCCCAGTTCTTTTGAAAAAGTAAAAACAGCCGGAAAAACTAGTAAGCAGTTTGACCTTGGTGCTTTCCTTCAAACTGCTGGACTTGATCTAGGTAGGGTGCTTGGTAGTGTTCAAAACCCCTCTGCAGCAGCAACTGGTGTTTCTCAACGCGAATACAATCTTCCTAAAGTAGCTGATCAACTACAAGCACAAGAACAACAAGTAGGTAAAAACATCACCAGAATTGTTGGTGGTGCTGCTCAAAAAATTGTTAATGATCCACTTGCAGCTGTGCAGCAACTTGGAGCAGTTAGTGGTGGATTTGAAAATCCAGCTGCAGCTATGGCTGGAGTTTTTAGGGGAGAACAGAATATTCCTGAAGTAGAGGCGCAACGTTTAAAGCAAGCTCAAGCAGCAAAAGAAGCTCTCGATAAAACTGGTAAGGATCCTGAAGGTTTTAGCTACGGTATCCGACCTAACACCCCTATTATTGGTACCTTTCTTTCAGAAGAAGGTGAATTTAAACAAAGGTATTTGACGCCTAAAAGCGCTCTTGGTCGACTTTCTTCTAGCGTTTTGGCCGCTACTGGTTTTGATCTTGGTGTTTCTAAATTGCTAAAGGCACCATCAGCAGTTGGTAAAACTATTGAATTTGGTGACAAATTTGTAGACATCTGGAAAGCAAAAGATATCAAAAAAGGTATCCAAATGATGATTCAGTATCTTGTCAAAGAAATTGCTCCTAACGCAATTCAAGATGCAATGTTTTTTATGCCTCAAGCTCCTGCTGCACTGCAAAAAGATCTTGAAAAGATTCGTCAACTTCAGACTCCTGAAGAACGTATTGCTACTGCCAATGTTTTAAGAGCTACGTCTCAAGAGGAATTTAATTATTCTTACGAGCAGCTTAAAAACGTAGCTGGTGGTGCTGTAACGATGACTGCTATGCGCGGTACGTTGTGGGCTGCTAATCGGTTCCTTAGTACAACCACCAGCGGTGTTCCTGTAGAACAGGCTATGGATGAGGCAGCTGATGAAGCTGTACCCATTGTGCAGGCTTCTGTGTTGCGTGACGGACCTGAAAGGGCTCA